CGCAACGGAGACAAAGTATCTCTTCCCTACTCGCCGCCCCGTCTACCTTTACGCCAAAGGAGAGACGAGGTGGCGATTTTCGGTCTGAAATATTACGCTGAACTTCGCTCGAAGTACAAGGGTGTCTTGTGGCGCGTGGAGATTTCGGAGCGTGGGTATGCAGGTCCGTCGGAGGAGATGTCCTTCGACGGCGGTACGCCGTTGCAGATCACGTGGGAGAAACGGGGCGACGAGTTCTACGTGCCGGTCAAGGCTTCGGAGGCGACCATCAATATCCTCTGCAAGGAGAATTTCCATTATTTGGCTCTGTTCACCTCCGATCCCCGTTATTTTCGCGTCTTGATCTTCCGCAATCGGCAGCTCTACTGGCGGGGCTACGTCACCTCCGACCTCTACTCCGAGAACTTCACGGCTCCGCCCTATACCGTCACGATCAAGGCCGTGGACGGCTTCAACCTCTTGTCGAGCATTCCGTTCCGCGATCTCGTACATATCGGCATCGCGGGCAGACGGTCGCTGTGGGAACTGCTCTCCTCCTGCATCGACCTCTTGGAGTTGGATCTCGATACGGCGGACTGGATGGACCTGTATGCCGAAGGGATGGACGAGAACGCCTCTCCGCTCCGTCAAACCTATATCGACCTCGAACGGCTCTATTACGTCTACGAGGAGCCTACCTATCGCGACATCCTCGAACTGTGCCTGCGTCCGTTCGCCGGGCAGATCTTCCAGTCGAACGGCGCCCTGCATATCCGCCGCGCCGTGTCGCTCTACCGAACTGCCCGTCCCGTGAATTTCTACCGCGTCGGCACGGAGCATCCCGTCGGACGGGTCGTTACGGGCAACGGACTGCGGCTCGTGATCCATACCGGTGCGCAGGTCGTCACGTCGGCCTCGCGCGAGCGCATCGACGGCATGTGGACGGGCGACCTGCACATCGAGGGAAGTTCGACGCTCGACATCGTCCCTGCGCTGCGCAAGGTCTCGGTCGATGTAAAGAACAAGAGCCTCGACAACCTGATCGCCCGCATCGGGTTCTACGATTCCGACGCTTGGACGGATCCGCACGGCTTCGTCTCCGTGAAGAGCGGAGAGGAACTCTATTTCAGCGGCGAGGATGCCTATCGGGGTGCGGAGGTCGTAACTTGAGGTTTTCCCGTCGAGCAGTGCAATTTCCCGCTCGTATGGGAGTTCGGGTTGCAGACCTACCATCGGGAGTGGGGATTGGGTATTTACCGCCCGAACGAAAGCGTCGATGTCGCGGTGTATTACGGCGTCCGCATCATCGGCGAAAAGGCGACATACAGCCTCGCCGAGAGCGGTTCGTGGGTGCAGTCCTCCGACGGGGAGATCGCGAGTACGGTCAAGACCGGCAACGAGCAGAATATGAAGATCGAGATCGACGGCATCCCCTGCGACGGCGAGTGGCGGTTCTTCATCCGGCAGACGCTCATCGGCAAGATCACGACCTATACCGACCGCTTCGGCAACCCGAGCGGCCGCACTTCGGGCTATCTGGAGAGCGCCGCATTCCGCAAGATGACGCTCTCGATCGATGCGGGGGACAGCTACGACAAGGGTTTGCGCTACGAGTCGCTCGTCGATCCCGCGAACAACGTCGATATGTCCGTAACGTTGCCCGTGAGCGATATTCCCGCCATTCCGAACGACCGGCTGCTCTATGCGCTCTACTACCTCGATGCCGGCGGCAACCCCACGCGCATCTGGCATACGAAGGGTCGGAACGACTACGACACGCTGGTCGGCCATATCGTGCAGGGAGCATTGCGGTATAAGCAGCTGCCGAGCCGCCGCATCACGGGCGAAATCTTCACGGGACAGCATATCGATATGAATACGGTGGTTCGGGACGACAAGTTCCTGAATGCCGCCTATTACCTGAACTCCATCGAGTTGAATGCCCTCGACGACTCCTATAACAGCGAACTTACGGAGATGCCGCATCTGCTCGCGACGGAGAGGCCGCCGGAGGGCGACGACTGCATAGCGGTCGCGACACTGTCCTTCACGGTCGGTAAGGCAATCCGCTGCCTGAACCGACTGCTGCTCCAGTCCGCCGATAAAAAGACGGTCTATGCCTTCGACACCGCCACGCGGCAGGTGCGGGAGATCTACCGCAGCACAGCATCCTTCGAGATGTACGAGGCGGACGAGGGGTTCGTCGCGGTGGACGGGAAAGAGGTCCGCTACCTCGACTATCGCGGTACGGTCGAACGGATATATGTCCCGCCGGAGGAGTACCGCAACGTCGCGACCTGCATGGACGGGTATATCCATATCCTGAAATCCTACCGGCAATATATCGGTCCGCGGGGCGGCAATGCCGGCGGACGCAGCGTCCGCACGGCAGAGGACGAGGACCCGAACTATCGCACCTATCGCTACCTCTCGCGCCCGGAGTGCAAGTACGTTTCGCCCGACGCCTCGACCGGCTATCGCGGACGGGGATATGCCTACGAGGGTACGCCGATGTCGGGTGCGATCCTCGCCCTGCGGCGTACGGAAAATACGATCGTCGTGAACACCTCGCATGGCGCCTATCTGCACGACAAACGGTTTCATCAGCCCTGCAAGATGCTGCAATTCGCCGCGGGTGAGCAGATCGTCACCGTCTCCGACAACTATATCGGCATCAACGCCGACGATATGCTGTGGTTCTACCGGCGGGATTCGATTACCGAGCGGACGCTGCTCCGGCGGTTGGGACGCTGGGCGGATCATGCCGACCATACGATGAGCGAGGTCGTGCACTCCTACGACGACGGCATCTTCATCCGGAACTTCCGCGACGACACGACGACCGACGTCCGGAACGCCGCCGGCTGGGGCGAGAACATCATGGGATTGTTCTTCATCTACGGCGACCTCTATATCGTGCGCGAACGGGCGATTTACAAATTCATTCCTGAATAAGTGCGAAACTATGGAAACACCATCCATCATTCTGAACTTCATTCTCGCCAGCGGTCTGGCGGGAACGATTCTCTTTTTCAACGCGAAGAAGCGCAAGGAGAACGCGGCCGCCGACTCCGCCGAATTAGCAAACACGGAGAAAGTCGTGGCGATCCAGTCCGAGCAGATCACGCGGCTGGACGGGCGCGTGGAGAAACTCGAAGAGAAAGTCGGCAAGCTCGAAATCATCATCGAGTACAAGGACGTGGAGATCGACCGCAGCCGCATCGTCATCCGGCAGGCGTACAAGTGCGAAACGCCGCCCGAACATTGCCCGGTCTTGCTCAAAAGAGCCGAGTTGGAACGCAAGCGCAAAGAGAACGACGAGAATAACCGAAAATCATAAAGCAATGAGCAGAGGATTAAGCAATCGTAATCCCGGCAATATCCGCCGATCGGCAACGAAGTATCTGGGCGAAGTTGCGCCCTCGCGCGATGCCGCATTCAAGCAGTTCGAGACGATGGCATGGGGCTACCGCGCGATGTTCGTGCTGCTGGGCTCCTACTCCCGCAAGGGTTATCGGACAATCCGGCAGATGATCTCGCGCTACGCTCCGCCCGTCGAGAACCATACCGAAAACTATATCCGTTGCGTGGCCGAATGGTCGGGCATCGGCGCTGACGAGCCGGTAGATACGCAGGTGGGCGAAACGATGATCCCCATCGTGGCGGCTATGTCGCGCATGGAGAACGGGCGGCCAGCGGTACTATCGGACGTCGAGGCGGGCTGGACGCTCTATCTGCAACACAAACCCTAAACAGCCATGTCCCGGAGAATCGCCGATTTACTTATAAAGATCGGAGCCGACTCGTATGAGTTCCAGCAGAAAGCGCAGCAGGTCGAGAAAGGTCTCGGTTCGCTCGAAAAGAAGCTGACCTCCGTCGGCAAGTCGCTCTCGTTGAAACTCACCGCACCCCTTGCGGCATTGGGCGGCGTGTCGCTGCACTTGGCAGATGTGCAGGCCAAAGCCGAGGCGAAGGTGCAGCAGGCGCTCAAAGTTACGAATCAGGCCGTCGGTTACAACTTCCGGCAGCTGACCGACTATGCTTCGGAGTTGCAGGGCAAGACGCTCTTCGGCGACGAGACGATCCTCGACAAATCCACCGCCCGCCTGTTGGCTTTCACCAACATCACGGGCGAGAACTTCAAGCGTACGCAGGCGTTGGCATTGGACCTCGCTACGGCGTTGGAGATGGATTTGGGTGCGGCGTCGTTGCAGTTGGGCAAGGCGCTCTCCGATCCCGCGACGAAGCTCTCATCGTTGTCGCGTGCCGGCATCGCCTTCTCCAAGGAGCAGACGGAGGTAATCAAGAAGCTCGCCGAGACGGGCGACATAGCCAAGGCGCAGGCGATGATCCTCGACGAGTTGGAGCGCAAGTTCGGCGGGCAGGCCGAAGCCGCCGCACGGACGGGACTCGGAGCCGTGCAGCAGCTCAAAAATGCGTGGGGCGACTTCCTCGAACGGATCGGTGCGGCCATCATGCCTTTCGCGACGAAGGTAGCGGGTGCGCTCTCGACGGTCGTGCAGATGCTGCAATCGATGTCGCCGGCGATGATGCAGACGATCGTCGTCGTGGCGGGGCTGGTTGCAGCGATCGGTCCCCTTTCGCTCGGAATCGGCGCCGTGATCAAGGTGCTACCGATGCTGGCGGCAGGATTTACGGCATTGCTGTCGCCCGTCGGATTGATTATGGCGGCGGTCCTCGCGCTCGGTGCGGCATTCGCCTACGCCCGCATCCAAAAGCAGAAGATGATCGACGAGATGGCCGAGACCGAATCGCTCGACGAGCTCGAACGCAAGTTGCAGGAGAATCTCGCCGAGCAGAAAGAGATCATCGCCACGACGACCAAAACGCGGATGGTTCCGAATTTCGGAGGATTGGTCGCCGGTTTTACCTTGCAGAAAGTACCCGACGAATCGAAACTCGCACCCCTGCGCAAGGAGTACGACCTGCTGACGGCAGCTATCGAGAAGAAACGCGAAACGGAAAAGAAAGCCGCCGAAGCGCAGGCCGAACTGGACAAGGTAACGGACGAGGCTCGCAAGCAGACCGAGGAACTGATGAAGTCCATCGCCGGAACTAACGCTCAGACAGAACAAAGCACGGGCATCATCGGTAAATTGCAGGCGCGGATCGAGGCCCTCGAAAAGAAGAAATTGCTGCCCGAGTCGACCGTCGAGGATATCGCTGCGGCGAACGCCGAGATCGAGAAGCTGCAAAAAGAGCTGGAGCGCATCAAGAATATCAAGCCCGAAGACCTGAAACCCGTCGTCAAGATGGACGGCATTCTGCCCGAGGATTTTGAGTTGGAACTGCCGGCGCCGAAGCTCAAAATGGGCGATCTGAAACCCGTAACATCGCAATACGCGCAGCAGATGCAGGCGATATTCGGTGCGGTGCGCGAAGGATTGTACGGCTGGGCAGACGACAACAGCGCATATTTGTGCGAGAACCTCGCCGACACGGTTTCGATGGTCGAGAACTACACGACGGCACTGACGGCGAAGGGTTGGTTGTTCTCGGCGGCATTGGAGCATGTCCACGCCACGATTGCGGAGGTGATGACGCGCTTCGATCAGCAGGTGTCGAAGTTTATGTCCGACAGCATCGTCGCAGCGGCGGAGGCTATCGGGCAGATCATCGCCGGCGATTTGGGATTCGGAGGACTGATGAAAGCGATCCTGACACAGTTCGCCTCCTTTTTGAAAAATATCGGCTCGCAGCTCATCGAGTTCGGCGTGATGATCATCGCTTTCAAATCGGCACTGAAATCCGTTCTCACCAATCCGTGGGCGGCGATCGCCATCGGTGCTGCGATGGTCGCAGCAGCGGCCGTGATGACGGCACTCATCAATAAGAACGCGGAGAAGAGCGTGCCGGCGCTGGCTAACGGCGGTCTGGCATACGGTCCTACCTATGCGATGGTCGGCGACAATCCCAATGCCGGCACGGATCCCGAAGTCATCGCACCGCTGTCGAAGTTGCAGGCGATGCTCCCGACGGGCGGCAGCCCGCAGAATCTACGAATAACCCTCGGCGGTCAATTGACTGCCAAGGGTCGAGATTTGGTGTATGTTCTCGGAAAGGAGAACTTCAAGTCAGAGGTGTTGGGAGGGTAATCTATTTCAAGTTTATCAAAGAGAAAAAATCTGTCGTATTTTCCTTGTCAACAAGAATCTCTAAAAAGGATTTTAAATCATCTCTAATTTCAGGTTTATTCAAAAGTATCTCCCCGAGAGTTCTCAATCTATTAAGTTGTTGAGTGTTTTTTATTCTGCTTCTTAAGGTACTATTTACTTTAATTACTTCAATAAACGCTTCTGTAGATGCATTGTCGAAGAATTCAAACATTTCAGATATTCGAGGGGCTGCTGTATCAGAATAAAAAGCGGTTCTTACATATTGATAACTACTTCCTTTGTATCCTACATATGTTAATGTTAGAGCACTCACATATCGTATAATATATTCAGAAGGAATATTATAACCTAATCTTTGAAGATAGTTTACTGCCTGACCTTCTATTGCCCAGTTGTCCAGATTATCTTCCAATCTTTTAATAGCTGGATCAAATAGAATACGTCTACTTGCACTTGATACATAACGAAGCCCATTTACCATTGTCAAAAGGGAAGTTGCATTGTCTATTTTTTCTTTATTCCCTTCAACAATTAACTTATCATATCTATTACCAATTTGTTTTCGAACATCTCTTGAGATAACTTTCCATAGAATTGGAAAACTGAATTCGATATTCCCTTTTAATCTTACGGATGCATTATCTACCAGATACATACTAAAAAGTCGATTGGTCATTTCAGATTTATATATATCCGGTAGATCTGTAAAAGCCTGTTCTATTGCTATTTCATTCTTGTCGTATGCATCCGAATCCATTGTTATAATGTATTCATTTACATCTATAATCGTTGGAGGATATTCTTGAGACAATACAAACCGATTGCAATCTGCAATCATATTAAAAACTTTAAATAGAGTAGGATCAGAACTGTCAGGATGACCATAATATATATTCCTTGTTTCTCTTGCTTGTTGAAGGATTTTATGTGCTTCCCAACTAATAACACCTATTTTGAAAGCTCCATCTATTAATTCAATATCGGAAACATAATCTTGGAAATCTTCGTAAGTTTTTATTTCTTTTCTCGGTTTAATTTCTTTATTAAATAAGTCTAAACTTCGATGTATAATCTTACGTCTTAAATCATCGACAACAGCATTCCAATATGCCCCAATAGTGCTCCTTAAACCTCCAGCAGCTAAAACTTTTGTTGCCTCAATAACATATTTATTATCCGCAAAGTCTTCTCTTATATTTGTTAACTCTCGTTGCAAATAATCAATTTTATCCCGAGGGATAATTATTTCCATTTTATCCGTCATAATTTTTCAGTATTAATTATGGTAATAAAAATACAAAATATATTCTATTTTAGATATAAAAAAGAATTTATTTTTACAATAACCACGAAATATTTAAACCCTATTTCCGAATGCAATCCAGCGTTTTGAGTTCGTCGTATCGCAACTGGAGTTTCCGACGGATCATCTCGTTCAGGACTTCGAGATGTTCGCCGACAAGGACGGCGTCCGCTTCGGTCAAGCCGTATCGTCGTATCGATTCCGGAGTCAAACGGAGCGGGGCGTTGCGGCGCAATCCCATCTCGCAATGATGGTAGAGAAACGATTCGTAAATACGTTCGATGTATTCAGCGGTCAATTCTTCCACGGTTTCGATATGCACTTCGTGGAAGATAACGACGAGCGGATCGTCGGGCGCAACCGCATCGCCCCTGCCGAAAAACTTTCGCAAAGACAAATACTCGCCATCTGCATTCTTTATCGCAAATGACAGGATCGATGCGTGTTCCCACAGCGCGTAAATATGGTGATGCGAGCGTTCCGACGCCACCAGAAACGACCGCAATATCCGTGCGGTCAACGGTCGCACGACACGGCGATCCGGTATTCGATTCGTTGCTTTCATAATCATCGAAATGGCAGATAGGATCGCGTCTGTCCGCCGGGCAAAAAAGAACGTGGGCCTACTGCCGCCTATCTCGGAAAGGTACTGGTATACCTGCAAATGATAAGCACGTATAGCCCACGCCGTAAAGCAGGGATATGACCATATCCCGAACCTTACGGCAGGAGCGTTCGATGCGAGGATACGGAGAGCTTAACCATTTGCTAAAAAATTACCAGTTTTTTCCGAGGTTAAGTCGAATAATATGTCGCACTCCGGCTGTGCGGAATGCAACTACAAAGATAAGGCATTCTTCGGAATTAGGGACTTTGTATCCCGAAAAAGGTTCGGCAAAGCGTTATTTTCACGTCGTTATGGACGAAGTTCGCATCAAAGACCTCGCGAGCGCTTCGGGACAGTTGGCGGAGTTCGACGCATTCGAGTTCATCGTCGACGTCCCGACAGCCGCCGCATCGATGAAGGTTTCCGGCAAGGAAATCAAAAGCGTGATGGCTCCGAAGAAGCATACGCACGCCGTCTCCGACATCACGGGGCTGTCCGGCGAACTCGACAAGAAGTTGGACAAAAAAGGCGGTACGATCTCGGGCGACTTGTCGGTTATGGGCGATACGTACCTGCGGCGGCTTCATTTGGAGGAGTTCTTGGAGGTTCCCGAATACCGCTACAACCGCATCGAAACAGTCGTCGGCGATCGGTGGTCCGCTCCGGGCGGAGGCATCGTCGAGCTCGTCTCGCCGGAGAACCGGACGCTGGTCGTCAAGTTGGAGGAGGGCGAAATAAGCACCTTGCGCGAGAACGACCTCTGTATGGGCATCTTCCTGAACTCGGCAATGGACGCATCGAGCGGCAATACTGTCGATTCGGACGACTCGTTCGGCAACCGCACTTATGCCGGCTTCACGACCTGCTACTTCCGGCTTACCGAGTGCCTCAACAGTGATACCTACGCCGAATGGCGGTACGAACTGCGCGAGGGTTACCCCTACCATCCGCAGGCGGCGATGCAGTTCGTGGCATTCGGCAATACGACCGACAAGGAGCGTCGAACCTCCCGCTACGAAACCCGCACCTACCTGCGGTTTCTCACGGGTATGGACGACTGGACGATCCGCACGGAGAATATCGCAGCGCAGTTCGGCGACTTATCGAATCTCAAGGCGCACGGTCTGGATATGACCGGTTATTCGGCCTACCTGAAGAACATCTATCTCACGGGCTTCCTCTCGGACAAGTCGGGCGACTCGTGGTTCGACTCCGCGACGGGCGATATGCAGCTCTTCAATCGTTCGACGGGTTATGGCGTAAGTTTCCGCAATGGCATCCTGCGCTTCGGTCGCATAGACCCCGCGAAGCCCGATGCCGGAACGGATTTCGACGAGTTGATGCAGACGATCTCCTCGACATTGGAGACGCTCGGCCGTATCAATTCTGACAAGTACGTCTCGCCCGTTGAAAAGTCGTTTCTGAAAGAACGCTTGCAGGATATCCGAACCGAGTACGAACAACTCCGCGCCAATGCCCTGCGGCTGCTCTCCGTGTTTCGTTACCGCAGCGCAAACGGCAAAGTGCTTATGGTACACGGCAAGCGGCGCGCCGTCCGGTTGTTCGCCGATGAGTGGGCACCCTACGAAGATGCCTATCAACGAGCCGTCGCCGCCATCGGGAAATACACGCAGCCGGAACCGGAGTTCATTCCGATCGGGGATGATTTCGCCGATATAGAGGCTTACTACACGGCCCGCCGGACGATCGGAGCGCTTTTGGACGAAGCGGCAAAAAGCGACAACAGCGATCTGGAGTATCTGCGCGAGAACTTTCAGGATATCTCGACGGAAATCGATGCCGGATGCGGCGTGGTGCTGTCGGGATTCGTCGGCGTAAAGGACGATACGGACAAGAAGGTCGTGGCGGGTATGGCGGGCTGCGCATTGAAAGACGCTCCGGCGTCGAAGCACGGCAAGTTGATGTTCTTCGCCGGAGCGGACGGTATCGAGAACGCCGCGACGGCTGCCACACGCATCTACGAAGACGGGCACGTCGAAATGGCGAGCGGCATCTTCAGCGGATATTCGAAGGTGCAGTTCAAATACTTCACGGACGAAGGTACGGACTACAACGCCTCCACCCGCAAATATACGCTCAACCGCAACTTCAACCTGATCGCCAACGGCGCAGATTTCGGCAGTTACATCGTCTGGTTGAACCTGCCCGTATCGGCCGAGTATATCGGCAGCGTGGTGAACCTCTACGACTGTCCGATCCGCACCCGTTCATCGCCCAGTCTGGTACTTGCGGCAGACGACACGCAGTCGGGCATCGTGACGACACTGAAGAAAGATGCCTACGGAATGGGCTATCTGCCGGTTCCTCGCATCGAGACATACGGAGGACTGTTGCAACTGTTGGCTGTGCCGTCGCCCTATTCCTCCACCAAATGCATGTGGCACGTAACTTATCAGATGATGTCCGAATTCAAGATTTACGGAGAATAGAATTATGGCAATAGAACAAACAGGGTCGATTATAGGACGACCTGCAACCGGATCGGATACCGATACGATCACGCTCTCTCAACTCTCGAAGGTGACGACTTTGGCCGCCACCGACCTTATCGAAATCGACCGCAACGGTACGGGGGCTGCCGTGACTTTTGCAACGTTGGTCGATGCGATGACCGCTTCGCTCGGGCTGACCGGTATCGAGGAGGCACTGAACCATATTATCGGATAGCGTATGGCAGACTTTACTTCACTCGTTTTGCGGCTCGATGCGCTGCGGCAGCACCTTGCCGGGATGCTCCGCGACAAAGGCGTGGCGACAACCGACGAAGAGACGTTGGCATCGCTCGTCGATAAAGTCGCATTGGTGGACAGTACCAGCGGAATGAACCAGATCCGCAACGGCTACCAGCTCTTTTGGGGCAATACGACGATGTCGGTATTTCCGGAGTTCGATACGGCGTCGTTCGATTCGATGTATCAGACGTGCTACGGCTGTACGGCGCTGGAACGCGTGCCGACGCTCGACACCTCGAACGTCGCAAATATGATGTATGCCTTCTACGGTTGTACGAACTTGCAGGAGATCGACGGACTGGACACCTCGCGCATTACCTCCGCCTCGGAGATGTTCCACGGCTGCAAGAACCTGCGCAAAATCGGCGGAAGACTCGACTTCAGCAAAGTAACATCGAAGATCGACACGACATTCGTCTCCTGCTCCGCACTCGAAACGGTAATCATCGACGGACCCGTCGATGTGGACATCGCCGTGAACGGCTGCCCGAAACTCACGGTCGAGAGTTTGGTATTCCTGTTGAACGCACTATCCGACACAGGTAATGGCAAGACCTGCAATATCGGAGCGAAGAACCTCACGAAACTGAATGCTATCCAAAAAGCGATTGCGACAGACAAGGGGTGGACGTTGACGTAATTATGGTTCGAGTTTGAGGGTAATCACCCCGTCTTTAGCCTCTTTTTGGAAATCTTCAGCAAATTGCAACCATTTTTCCCAATGTTCTTTGAGAATGGCTTTGCGTTGGGTGTCCGCCATTTTGGATTCGTTCATAAACGTGGTATAACATATATACAAGGCTTCGACTTTATCCTTGTGCCTATCTCCATCTTCGCTTTCTATTCCATCGATTGCCGAATAAGAAAAACAGATTCCATCTCTAACACGAAAGGCGTATTGCCCCTTTTCGCCATACTTCTCGTGATTACGGTTGATTTCCTCGTTCTGTTTGAGAGGCATTGCAATTGTATTCCTTGATAGATATCTTGCGGCTATTTCATTTGCTGTTAGCGAGTCGTCTTTCAAAAAGCGTTCATTGTAACGTTGTATAAAATGGCTCGTATAAGCATGAATTTGTCTGATGGCCATCATTTCGCCATCTGGGGTATGTTTATAACCACCGGCACCCCATTTGACAATGAATCGATGTTTCCCATTATGAACGATGGTAAACGATCCTATTTCAGGATTTTCTATTCTTGCCCTACTTTCAGCATAAAAGTAAATAACGTATTTATTATTGGTTGAAGGGATCGTATAATCGTAAAGTTCCCATGCCGGAAACCTTATCGTTTTTTTGAAGGACTTGATCGCTTTCGGCAAAAGATAGTCTATCTTAATATCGACCTTTTTCTTATCTGCTGCGAGATGATCGTACATCTCTTTATAAGTCATTGTCGGAAGAATCATTATTTGTTGTTTTACAAAATTCATTCAATTGTTATCGCTACCTTGATCGCTCCGTCGCGGCGGTTTTCGAAGAGGTCGTATGCCTCGGCAATGCGGGAGAGCGGATAACGGTGCGTGATGAGCGGCGTGGTATCAATCTCGCCCGCCCCGATCAGCCGGAGGATCTCGGCGCAGTCGCAGCCATCTACGCCGCCCGTCTTGAAGGTGAGGTTCTTGCCGTACATGTCGGGCAGCGGAAGCACCTGCGGCCGGTCGTAGAGTGCGACAATGACAACCGTCGCGTTGGGGCGAGCGCACTCCCACGCCAGGCGGAACGTATCCTCCGCGCCGGCCACCTCCAGCACGACGTCGGCGCCGCCGCGGTCGCTGTTCGCAAGAACCGCCTCGCGACACTCCTCCGGTGCGACCGTCAGGACTTCGGGATAGTGCTCTTGCACGAATCGCCGCCGTTCGGACGATTTTTCGCAGACGATGATTCGCTTCGGGCGCCTCAATCTTGCGCAAAGCAGCGTGCAGAAACCCGTCGGTCCGGCACCGATGATAAGCACCGTATCGTCGGGCGCGATCTCCGAAATCTTCGCCGCCCAGTAGCCTGTAGCCAGAATATCGCCGACGAACAATGCCTGCTCGTCGCTCACCGTATCGGGAATGCGGTTCAGTCCCTGATCGGCATGCGGCACGCGGACATACTCCGCCTGTCCGCCATCGATGCGGCAGCCCAGCGCCCAACCTCCGTCGGGATCGGTGCAGTTGTTCACGTAGCCGCGCTTGCAAAAGAAGCATTCGCCGCAGAAGGTCTCGACATTAACCGTCACGCGGTCGCCGACCTTTACACTGCGCACCTCCGACCCGACCGCTTCGACGATGCCGGCCATTTCGTGGCCGACGGTGATGCCCTCGACGGCGCGGGGCACGCTACCGTGCTTGATATGCAGGTCGCTGGTGCAGATGCTCGCGAGCGTCACGCGCACGATGGCGTCGTGAGGATCCTGCAAGGCGGGTTTCGGTTTGTCGAGCAGCTCGAACCGACCGTGTTCGATATAGGTATAGGCTTTCATGAATTTTTTTTTACAAATTTAACTTTTCCCGAACAAAATAATATATGATTTATAGATAAATGGTATCTTTATAGAACCAAATATAACTATTGCCACTATGAAAGATCTATCTATCACATATGCACAGGATGTAGACAACAGTCTTATTTCAGTAAAAAATGCCTGTAAGGGACAGCGGTATTTTTGCATCGAATGTGGCGAAGAGTTGATGCTTAAGGTTAGCAAAATTCCGCCGGGACAGAAATATTATCGCAGGTCTCATTTCTCCCACCGAAAAGATAGTAATTGTCATCCGGAGACAGTACTTCATAATCAGTTCAAAAGAATGGCCGCTGCTTTTTTGGAGCGCAAAATAGAAACCGGTCAATCATTCGATATTTCATGGGGATGTGATGAGTGCGACGAGATACATCAATATAATTTATTAACCGGCGTCGCATCCGTAAAGGTCGAATATCGATTGCCTAATTGCCAGCCGGATATCGCTTTGCTTACGGCAGATAATATGGTAAAAGCCGTTATCGAAGTCGTTGTAAAGCACAAGCCAGAAGACTATGCCGTGAAATACTATAAAGATAACGAGATCATTCTTATTCAGATTGATCTGCAATCTTTTGATGATATAGATCATTTGGAAGAGCGGCTCCAGCATCCGACAAAAGTTGCATTCTGTCTGTCTCCCGTTTGTGAGATATGCGGCAAACGCAAGAATACGGCGCGTATGCGGATCGTCGATACCTATTGTTGGAAATGCGGAAATAAGATGAAAATGGCACTTATAGATGGATGCGCATATTCCTATCTTGGCCCGACTGATTTTAATAAAAACGAGTTACGATTAGCCGCCAAGCATGGTGTAACCATCAAAGAGCGATATAGTCAAACCGTAGAAGATTCCTACTTGGCAAATGTTTGTAACACCTGCAATGCGTTTATAGGAGACTTTTACCTGCACGAATATGTAGAATCTCCATATACACCCATAGACCTCGGATATAAATGTTTCCACTGTATAGAGGATGCGAAATATCGCAAGGCGGAAGAAGATCACGAAAAAGAGCAAAAACGGGAAGAGGAACGAATTGCGCGGGAGATGAAGATAAGGGAGTTGAGAGAACGCAATGAAATAAAGCCATGTCCGGAGTGCGGTGGAATTTTGGAAATCAAAAATGGACCATATGGTGCATTTTACGGATGTTGCAATTATCCGCAATGTACGTATACCGAAAAAATCGATTGATAAAGATTGCCGGAGCCGCACATGATGCGGCTCCGGCTGCAATAAACAACTGATGGAGCACAATAGATTTCCTATCGAAAGAGATGCGTGCAACCCTGCTCCGGGGTTAGGACGGATACTCCCCGCTGCTCGAACGGGGAGCATCCGTGCGTCGGTCTATTCCTCTTCGCCTTCGAACCACTCGCGGAAGTAGTCGTAGAAGCGCTCTTTGGTCCTATCCGCCATGCGATCGAAGTTCGTCAGGATGAACTCGCGACCTTCGGTATTCCACTCGGACGGGGTCTCGATAGCCCGGAAATTTACCGGTTCGACGATTACGCCTTCGTACTCTTCCAACAATTCGCGAGCCTTGCGAGCCATATCGCGCACCTCGTCCGTCGCCTGCGACCAATTCGTAGCATTCTTCGGGAATCTCTCTAAAAACCGTTCGATGTTCGTTCTCATAATTCGCTCTTTTTTAGTTGTTTATCGTACTGCAAACATAACATCGTTATTCGGAACACGCAAGTTATTCGGCGACTATTATCGTATTTATTTTCAGCAAATTAGATATTCCAAAAAGATGGCGGAACCGAGCATTATCGTTGCAGGCGATTATTCCGTTTTCTCGATAATTACGAACCGATCGACTTCGGGAATGACTGCCAAGCCTCCCCACGTGCCGTGCAGTTGTCCGAGCGAGTCGATGAACTCGATCGTACCCTCCTTGCCGTCGTAACGGCTGTCCTCGTCGCGAAGATGGATAATGCGAATCTTGTCGCCTACCGTTGCATTTGCATTCATCGTTTTCATCACTTTATGTATTTTCCGGTTTCGGGTCTTACCCCGCCGAGAACGGTTTCTCGGCGGGGTCCGTTTCTCGTTTCGTCAATCGGTCGTCTCTTCCGATTCCCAACGCTCAGCGAGCAATGTAAGGATCCGGTTGTTGATGTCGTGATTCGCATTCGATAATTCGCCGTAGCGGTTGCCGGCACGTCTGTTTTCGTCGGCAAGGCGTTGCATCTCCTTGCGGTTCTTTTCGAATTCGACCTCCAACCGGTCGAGTTCGGCGTCGATTTCCGTTCTTTTTCGATTCGCAGTATTCATGATCGAGGCGTTTAATAGATTGTAGTTCAATTGTTTATTGCACTGCAAACATAGCATCATTATTCGGAACGCGCAAGTTTATCGGCAACTTAATTCAAAGAATATCAACTATTTATCAAGCATTTTTCATATGGTAAATATACATGCTGCCGAAGATTCATTGCAGAAACAATGTCCCGCCTTCGAACGGAAACCGGAGCCGTACATCGTGTACGGCTCCGGTCGCAATAAACAACTGAATGGACGAAACGAGGGAAAGCCTCCCGTCGGAGGCTCGGAGCATTCGCTCCTTACGATCGGAAGTCGGTTACTAATCGACCGCCAGATATTCCCACTTGCCGTCCCGATAGAGATATTTGTAACATATATCCTCCTCGATTTCTCGTTCGTAGGCGGCAACCGATTTATAAATCCGAGACTCGGTATCGTACCGTTCATTCGATTTCTCGAACCGGCACTCTTCGAGACGTGCCTCCACATCGATTATGTTGCCTCGTTCGACCAGTGCCATTGCCGATTCCAATGTATTGTAGTGCGCTGACAACGTTTCGCCCAACGTATCGGGATGTCCGTCCCGCCATATATGGACGCTTTTGATTTTTCCGTCGGGAAGTCTTACGCCGATTCTTGCTCTTGTACTCATAATCCACTCTATATTAGTTGTTTATCACACTGCAAAGATGGCATCATAATTCGGGACACGCAAGTTTTCCGCAAGTATTATTACGCTTATTTTCAATATTTTACACGTTTCCGAAGTGCGTCGCACACCTGTCGCAATGCCTCGCGTTCATCGCCATCGAGCGAGCAGACGAAATCGTCGTTGCTGTAATAGTTGCCGTCCTCGTCCTGCTCGTCGAAGCAACGCTCGTTGACGGTAGTAAGCACGGCAGCAAGGGCGCGATATTGAGTTGCAGTAATACCCTCAATCGTGTAAGTTCCGGTTTTCGTTCGGTGGAGTTTCATCATCGTATCGTTTTATGCGCACCCTGCCTTTCGGCAAGGTGCGCGGTTATCGGTTACTCGATAGGAAAGACTTCCTGCCATCCGACTCTCGATACGCAACCGGATCGGTCCGTCCGTCGGATGATATAGGGAATACTGCTGCGGTCCTTTACATTGTCCACGAACTCGTAAACCACGCAGTCGCCTTGCAGCCGGAAGCGTTGTCCTGCCGAAAGTTTATCGATCCGAGTAGCCGGCTTCAGATATTCGGATAGGCGTCCCGTGTTGCAGATCTTCTTCCAGCGGATCTCATTCGACTGCGGGTCCATCTCGACCTCGACGATCAGTTCGTCCCCGTAGTCGTCTTCGGTGGTGAGCCACACCTTAACTGGTCCGTCCGCCGGAGCGAGGTTCTTAACCGTTACCTCCGAAAATACGTAATCGCTCTGCTGCCGCATATAGTTCGACGCGATCTGTTTTGCTTGTGCACTTGTCATGTTCGAGTGTTTTAATCGTTTATTATTCAGTTGTTTATCGTACTGCAAACATAACATTGTTATTCAGAACACGCAAGTTATTCGACAACTATTATCATATTTATTTTCAGTTATTTACGCTTGCGGAGAAAGGTCGAAACAGGCTCCGTACGGAGCCTGTTTTTCCATCTGCTTCCATCGAGGTTCAAGAGTTACTTTCGTCTGCCGATTCGAGAATGCGCTCGATCATTTTCTTATACGAATCATAGAAATGTCCGTTGTAAAAGAACTGTTCCGAATACCTGCCGCCATTGGTATGCCAGCGCCGGACGCTCGGATATTCTACACCGTCGATAATGGCAACGGCCTCGTGGTAATAGGTTTCGACCGGAAGCCATCCCCACTGCTTATCCCATCGTTTGCTTTTTTGGCAACTAACCAATTTATCGATTACCTGATACTCGAATTCCACCTTGCGACGCTCTCCTTTCACGATGACTGTCTTTTTCATAATTCGCTCTATTTTAGTTGTTTATCGCATGACAAACATAACATCGTTTTTTAGAACACGCAAGTCGATCGGGAGATATTATCGCATTTATTTTCAGTTGTTTATAATAGCATCGGTGCATGCTCGAAGAGATCCATTCGCCGTTCGAGCTCCTCGAAAGTCAGCCCGTATTTGAAACCTTCGGAGGACTTATTTCCAACCTTCGAGAGCAGTTGCAGTTCACGCCACAATTCAGGATGGCGGCGGCGCAGTTCGGCGAAGACCGGAATGCGGCAGTTGGGGCAAAACCAGCAACCGCCCCGATGCGAGGTTCGGTAAAGAGGCGACAGCAGACCGTATTCTTCGCACTTGCGGCGGGCGTCCGCCTCGGTGTACCCGTACTTGGCGAGCAGACTCGTTTTACGGATATACCCTTTGTCCTGCATTCGTGCGAGGCGTCTCGGTTCGTCGGCCGCGATGCCGACGTACTGCACGACGCCCTGTTTGCGGAAACGACCGTAATAATGATGTATGGGCCGGATTTTGAGGTCGCGGTTGGCGCAGCACTTGCCGCCGATGAGCCAGCCGCGCAGCATACCCTTATGCGTACCGCTCCCTATGACCGTATGGAATAACGTAAGATAGTCTTTCTCCGAACGGACGACATCGACCCGTACGCCCAAGGCGGCAAGACGCGGAATCGCCGTCGAGTAGATCCACTCGATGTGTTCGGGCATCTCACCGCTGATATTGCGCCGGTGGTCGAACATCACCTCCGAGAAGACGGCGGCATCGAGCGGCTCGCCATGTTCGAGGGCAAGGAGGATCGTAGCGATCGAATCCTTGCCGAACGAGCACGAAGCGATATAGGCGGGATTATCATAAGCGAATGTGTCCACGTCGGTATCAGTAATTCGTCGTAATCCACTCCTCCTGCCGACGGCGGGAGACTTTCGAGGCGGTGATGGTGCGGTCGAGCCGATGGATCGTCCAGCCGTGCCGGGCGGCGAGGCGTTCGATCTTCTCGTGCGGGAACATCGTGAGCATGAACTTTCCTTCGACCGTTGCGAGCGTGTCGAGCAGCCTCGAAAAATCCTCCTCGTCGAACGTACCGTTGTAATGCCCGCAGTCGCTGCCGACGTAGGGCGGATCGACGAAGTGGAACGTTTCGGGACAGTCGTAGCGGCGGATGACATCGATGCCGTCCTCGCACTCGACCGTAACGCGGCCGAGGCGTCCGCACAACTCCTCGGTGAAGGCCTCTTTCGCATTGCGGAGTTTCAGCGTCGTCGTGCCGCTGCGGTCGTATCCGAACGTCCCGCCGATCATCGAAGCGAAGCCCAACTTCGTGCAGACCCATACAGCCCAAGCCCGCTCGACGGGCGTGAAAAACGACGGATGCTCGTTGATATGCCGAGCGTGCGCGTGTATCTCGCGGCTGTGGAGCGTCGCGTCAATCATTGCCTTGAGTGCCGCATACTGTGTCTGCGCCACGCGGTAGAAGTTCACTAATTCTGTGTTCGTGTCGTTGATGACCTCGCATTGCGCGGGCAGCTTGGCGAACAGCACGGCACAGCCGCCGCAGAAGGCTTCCGTATAGACCGTATGTTCGGGAATCAGCGGCAAGATATGCTTCAGGAGCATCTGCTTGCCGCCATAGTATGAAATCGGAGTTTTCAATCTGGCCATATGGGTTCGGTTATCGGAGTTTGAGGAATAAGAGCAACAGAAGCATCAGTGCGACGAGCGCCGTCGCCCACTTGAGCCACGCGACACCGGAGGATGGTTGCTCGTCGGTCTGCTCCTGCGCGTCGTTGCGGGCTGCCGTGTTGATGCGGCTATGCGAAATGCTGTCGGTAAGGATCGTGCGGTCGTTCTGCATCGACACCTCGGTATAAGAGATGCGCTTGACCGGCTGCCGGGAAGCACTCGCCGCCGGAATCTTCGGAGATGGAAGAACGGCGCGGAGCGTATCGGTCGGATTCGGCAGTCGATCGTCGCTCGGTTCCGGATATTCCGCCGGCGGATAAAACTCTACGACGGTTCGGCGGAGCGTTCCGATCTGCCGCTCGAACTCCTGCTGGAACAGCGTCGTAAGGGTCGAGTCGGTGATGGCGAGCGTCTCGTGCCGCTCGGATCGCGTGCTTCGGAGCGGAGAGCAGCCGCTGGCTGCGATCGTCAGGATAATCAAGGTTATTTTCGGATACATCGTTTCATTTCTTCGATTCGTTCCATGCGTTCCTGCATGGTAGGTTCTTGCTTTGCGGGAGCCATCGGCTCTTCCCACGGCAACGGAAACATCTCGGTCATCGGTCGGCGGTCTTTGCGGTCGAGCTGGATGCAAGTCGTAACCCATACCGCCCACCGTTCGCGCTCCCATGCCTGCCGCTGCCGGTCTTCCTCGCGTTTCGCCCAGCCGAGCCACGCATAGATGAACTCGGCGGGCGTCAGGCGTTCGAAGGCTTCGGGTGCCAGTCCCATCTGCCCGACGGCGATGGCGAACCACCGCTCGTAGGTTACCGCTTGCGGCTTCCCGTCGTCGGGCGTTTCCCGTTTTTTGAGAGGTCGCCCAACTTATCCGTCAGCGGCGCGATGCTCTCGATGAAGAGTTCCGAGACGGCGAGGATGAGCGACGGCTCCTCGTCGAAGATGTCCCACACTTCGTCTTCGGTGTAGCGGCGGTCGCTGCCGGCACGCCGTGCGCCCTCGTTGAGTCCCGTAGCGGTCAGCGCGACGATGCTGTCCAACGATCCGAGGGCATCGGTCGAAGCGACCGTTTGCCCGAACTCCGCACCGCGTTGCTTGACGAACTCGTCGATGGCGCGCAATCCGAAATGGATCGGGTGCGGCGTACCTTGAATGATGATCTCTTTCATAGCGGTCAGGATTCAGGTTTGTCTACCGGCGTCAGGTTGCCGCTGCCGGTAAGCGAATAACTGTAAGAGGCGTTGTCGCCCGCAGGCGTCGAGAGCGAGAAGGTCGTAATGTAGGCTTTGCCCGTGTACATCTTCGCGAGTCCCGTGAGCGGCGACTTGACGACCACCTCGACGCGTTTTTTCCGAAGTACCAGGTCGAGGACCTCCTCGGCGGTATGGCTATTCTCGACCGAATCGTCGACGACCACCAGTCCGTCGCCGTCCACCGACCACGATACATCGCCCGGCCACTTCTCCTTGCCGTCGGTATCCTTCGTGCGCAGTTCCTTCATCTCCAAGTCCACCTTCAGCGTGTGCGTCGTGGCGTGGAGCGTCGTCTTATCGTCCACCAAGAGGATGATGTCCTCGCCTTGGACGACCTGTTTGTTTCCGTAAGTTTCAGGCATAAGTTATCGTTTTGTCGTTATATGATTCTGAATGACATCGTCGCGCCATGCAGGTCGTAGTCCGCGTAGTATTCCGTCGCAGAGGAGACTAAACGGCTACGTTTGCCGTCGAACTCCGCACCCTCCAAGGCGGCGATCACGCGATGCTTGAGACGTTCCGCGCCGGAGAACCTGTTGTCGTAAACCGCGACCTCGAATATCGTCCGATAGCCGGCGATGCCGTGCAGCGTCCTTACGGGCGTCTCCTCCGGAACGGAAAATGCGGCGAAAGGCGCAGGCGTCCGTGCATCGACCGCACCGGCTTGGATCCTATCCGCCAATTCGGGAATCTCGCGCTCCAAAAGCGCGATCAGCTGCTTCTTGAAATCCGTCATTTCGATACCGGTACGAAGTTTTTATTCACGAACTTCTCGACCGCCGCAGCCAACTCGTCGCCGAAGATCGCCGCCGTGCGTTCGGAGTTCTCCGTATAAGCATGCTCCAGATAAGGCGTCGGCCGGATGCCCCTGACGCTGCGGACGAAGACCTTTTTGCTCTGCGCATCGTCGAATACTAACAGTTTGCCCTTTTTCGAGGTGCGCGGATCGGCAGTCCCCTCGTGGATGAACTTGCCGTAGTATTCGTTCACGGCGCCTTTCTTCTTCGTGCGTTCGAAGACCGGCTTCACGGCGATGGCCACCTCCGACTTCGAGGCGTTGCGGTCCTTGTAGCGAACCGTGCGCAGCTGCTTCTTCAGCTTGCCCGTGCGGACGGGGACTTTGCTTCGTGCCGATTGCAACATCGGCTTGGCCGAGGCGCGCAGAGCCGCAAGCAGCATCCGCTTCTGCATCGTGTTCGGCAGCTCGTCCAGAATTCGCTTGGCAGCGGTATAACCGTCAACCTCGATCGTCAGCATCGCTCTTCCGGCATTTGAGGTGCAGGCGCCAGCGGCGTCCCTCCTCGTGGATCGAAATTATCTTCCGCAAGAACCCCTCGTCGCGAACGACCATATCGGGACGCAGGTCGGGTTGCCAACGAATCGTATAGACCGCTTCGTTCTCGTGGACGATCCGTCCGGCATAGAGATTTTCCCGGCCGCCGTTCTCGGTACGCTGGGCGTAGCAGACAGCGACGCGCCGGAGCGATTTCGTGAGGTCGTTGTACTCGTCCCGCTCCTCGGTGTATTCGAGGATTTCGATTCGCGTGTCAAACATCGCCGTAAGGGGTTACCCGCCACGGAAGCAGGAGTTTCTCGGCCGTGAGCGCCAGCTCCGAGACGGAACGGCCGACGAGGTTGTCCGATTCGTTGTCGTAGAGCGTACCCAAAATCAGCAGAACAGCCGCCTGGATTGCCGGAGGTATATTATCGCGATCGTAGCCGATGACGGCCGTAACCGTTGCGGTTTGTCCGCCGTACTGAGGTTCGGCAATCAGCATCGGGTCGTAGTCGTCCTTCAAGAGCGTATAGTCGGATTCGGGAATGATGGTTCGAGAGACGGAGAGCCGCTCGATGCACGTCGTAGGGACGGGCAGACGGACAATGGGAGCGTCGGAGGGGATCGATACGTCGAACCGTACCCTCTTCTCCCGAATGATCCGTCCGGTCATATCCTCCGCCACAGCAACGGCCATGTCGAGCTTCGCAGCGATCAAAGTATCGTCATGGGCGGCGCTGCCTACCCGCAGGTGCTGCTTGGCGAGTTCCAGCGCGATCGGCGGCTCCCGCATCTCGATTACCGTCATACCTTACGCCGATTTATGCACCAACTTGTGAACGGGGTGCGTACCGGCGTCCAACAGGATGCCGTCTGTACGGGCGAAGCCGAACAGCCCGATCGAAAGGTACTCGGCGAGCAGCTCGTTCAGGCGGATCACGCGGAACGATCGGACCATACGGATCTTGAACTTCGAGAAGTCGCCGAACAGCACCGAGGTCTTGCCCGCTGCGGCATCGTCGAGGTCGTCGTTCAGAATATATGCCTTGCCGAACAAGGTCGGCGGCGTGCCGTCCTTCGCACCCTCCTGCCAGATGTAGCGTCCCGTCGTATCCTTGATCTTGACGAGCGAGTAGAGCGTATTGCGGTTGAACATGAACCGCCCGTGCCGGGCATAGGAGGAATCCACGCCCTTGATGAGCTCGATCAGTGCGTCGAGCGAAATCCCGTTGCCCGAAGGACTGACGGCACAGGCGTGCGCCCACTCGACGATACCCTTGGGTTTGCCCTTGCCGTCGCCGCGCGTGAGGTCGTAGTTGATGCCCCGCCCGAACGACTCGGCCAACAGATCCGAGAGCAGCGATTCGAGGTCGAATGCCGAGTCCTGCAACAGTTCCAACGACACGGGGACGATGGGCGTGCGGTAGGTATAGGCTTTGAGCGTTTCGGAGCCAAACGACGGTGCGGACTTGGTCGACTGCTGGTACTCGGCAACGACCGTAGCCTTCGCATCGGTATCGTTCACCGTCGGCATAATCAGGTCGCCGCCCTTGCTCGTGGTGAGAATGGAACCCGCCTCGAACATCCCGCCGTAGGCTTTCAGCGCGACCTCGATGCTGTCGGCCAGCGACGAAGGAACGATCACGCCGCCCGACAAACCCGTGATGCCGGCGCGCTGCTCGAAGAGTGTCCGGTGTTCGGGCGAAATATCCGCAGCGCCGCGCAGCAGGTAGTCGCGGAAAGCGGTGCGGTACTCCTCGGCACGACGTTCGTCGGGCTGCTCGCCGGAAGTCTGTCGGGCATACTGCTGCTCGGCCTGCCGGCGTTCGATATCGACGTAGCGCTCCTCGGCTTCGACGGCGCGGTCGGCCTGCGCGTACTCCGCAAGCAGCGTGTTCCACCGCTCCTGCTCCTCGGAGGTCATCTCGCGCCCGTCGGTCGCGGTACGCAACTCGTCGATCTTTGCGAACACGGCAGCGCGGCTCTCTTTAAGGGTTTTCAGTTTGCTCATAAATCTCGTTATTGATTCGTTCGGGAGCAAACTTAATCCGCCGAACAGCCTCGAAAGGGAAACTTTGTCGCAGTTCGGAAAACCGATTTTCGATACCGAAAATAAAAAAGGCAACAATTTTGCAAACAAATTCGTTTGCATTGCGTATATTTGCAACAAGAATCATGAAGAGCAGAATCGACATACTGAAAGGTATCCATCCGGGAAAGCTCATCGACCGGGATTTGAAGAAACGCAATCTCAGTCAGCGGTCGTTCGCGGCTTCCATCGGAGAACATAGCCAAACGCTCAATGCTATCATTACGGGACGTCGCAATCTGACAGTTGAGATGGCACTGAAAATCGAACAGGCATTCGGATACGATGAAGGATTCCTGTTGACGCTTCAGGCGTTTTATGAAATCGCCGAGTACAAGAATCGCATGAAGAGCCGGTCGATCGATGGCGTACCGGCTATTCGCCGGTCGCTCTTTTGGGATGCCGACTTCGATTCGATAGATTGGGGTCGATACAAAGATGCCGTAATCACACGCGTTGCGGAGCGCGGCAACGACGCCGAAAAAGCGGAAATCGCAAGATTCTACGGGATACCGCTATCGGCGCTCGATACCGTCCGGCCGAGCAATGCTTACCGCATAAATACGACACAACGATATGACCTGCGAAAATAAACTGCATTATGAAACGGTAACGCCGCTTCTGAAAGAGACGCTCGGCATGCTGATGTCGGAAGAACTGTTCGCCCCGTTCCGACTGGTCGGAGGCACGAACCTGAGTTTGCGCTACGGACATCGCAAATCGGTCGATATCGACCTGTTCACCGATGCCGAATATCGAAGTCTCGATTTTCGGGCATTCGAACGGTTTTTGCGTTCGCATTTTCCATACTACAATTGCAACGATACGACCTCCATCGTAGGCTTCGGACGAGGATATTATATCGGACGATCGGAGGAGGACGCAGTCAAACTCGACTTGATGTATACCGACCCGTTTCTCGAAACGGCGGAGGTTCTCGATGGGATCCGCATGGCGAGCGTTCGGGATATCATCGCCATGAAGATGAATGTCGTCTCGCGCGGCGGTCGCAAAAAGGATTTCTGGGACCTGCACATGCTTCTCGATGAATATCCGCTTGCCGAGATGTTTGCGCTGCATGCCCGCAGACACGAATGGGAGCACAACGCAGAAGAGTTGCTGGATAAATTTACGGACTTCGCACTTGCAGATGCCGACCTCGACCCGGTATGCCTGCGAGGTCTTGATTGGGACGAAATCAAACTCGACTTGATAGAAACCGCAGAAAAGTTTGCGAGAAATCGATAATCATCTCTTCAACTTCAACGTATCCGTCAATCGCTTTCTCGCCCGGCTTTCGGTGACAGCACGATCATTTCGTTCCGCTTGCGGTGCGTGTTCGCGCAAATACTCGGCCTTCCGCTCTTCGAGATGCCGCACCGAGGCTTCGGTTTCGGGATAGGCGGGAAATACCACGAGCGACACATCCACCACACGCGAAAATTTAAGGATCGTCCGCTCGTCCATCGTAAGACCGTTCTGCTCATCGGCATACTGCCACTCGTCCTGCTCGACGCCGAAGCGGAACGAACATTTCGAGACGTCGCCTCGGCGTACCAGCTCCAGCATATCGCTCCCCGAAGTCGTATTCGGAGCCTCGAACGCGAAGCGCAGACCTACGTCGTCTACCTCCAATCGCAGCGTACCGCTCGTCGTGCGTGCGAGGATCGAGTCGGTGTTGTGGTTGAAACACATGATGACGTCCGACAGGTCGCACCCGTCGAATGAGCTCCGCGCGATCTTCTCCCGAAACCACCCCATAATAGGGTCGCTCCAACTCTCGAACTTCGCGGCATAGCCGACGATCGTCCGGCTGACGGTTCCCTCCTCGCGGCTCTCGATATGCAGATCGCCGACAAGGCTCCGGATCTCTATTTCATTATTCGGTTCCATTCGTTTCAGGTTTTACGGCAGTCGTTACCGGCTGCATGTTCATTTGTACGAAGTATTCATCGCCGCCATCGTAGGAGTTCATATCTTCGAGGGAGCGGATCTCGTTGGCAGACATCGCGCCGACGATATTCATATTCTTGTAGTATTCCGAGCGGGTCTTGGCATCGCCGCGCAGCAGTCCGTTCAAACCGAAGAGGAAGTAATACTCCCCGAACTCATCCTCGCGGAGCAGTTTGCGGTTGAACTCCTCCTCGATTCGGACGAGGTACGGCATCAGGCAATACTGCACGAACTCCATACCCTGATGCTCGATGTTGTTGTTCGTGGCACGTTCCAAGTCGGCGATCATATGCGGCGGAATGCCGTAGATGGTGGCGATCTCGGTCTTTTGGAACTTGCGCGTAGCGATGAACTGGGCATCTTCGGGAGGAATGGAGATACGTTCGTAGGTCATACCGCCCTCCAACAGCAGCGGGACGTGGGCGTTGTGCAAACCGACCGATTGGGCGATGAGGTCTTTCTTGAGCCGCTGGTAGGCTTCGGGCTTGAGCGTCGAGGGATATTTGAAGACGCCCGACATATTGCCGCCCTGATCGAAGAAGCGTTTGCCGTAGAGTTGCGCAGAGACGGAGAGTGCGAGGTTGTCGCGATGGACGGCGATCGGACTTTTACCCTTGTAGCCGTTAGTCGAGAGCCCGCGCAGGTGGATGACGTCTTCGTTCGGGAGCAGTTCGCCCGTGTCCGATCGGTAGAAGAGTTCGTCGTTGTCGGTAAGGAGCGGCTCGATACGGGCAGAATGGATGAACTTCAGCCGAACAGGACGATAGCGTTTGTCCCGAAAGATACGGACATAGCCGTTGCCCCACAAAGCGCACGAAACCATCAGGTGATGCATCAGGTCGAAACGTGTGGAATAGGAGTTGGGAACCTGTACGAGTCGGTGGCAGAGATGGTCGTACTGTCGCTCGCGACCGCGAGCAGTACGGCGATAGAGGTGCAATGGGAGCGTTCCGACCGTTTCGGAGAGTATTCGCACACAAGCCCAAACCGCCGTGAGATTCAATGCACCTTCCTCGGTGATATACGGCTGGCGCGTGGCATCGGCGACCGTGTCGGCGGTAATGACTTTATTCACCGCCGCCTCGAATTCGAACGATGAAATGTCGCGCCGCTCGCCCCTGTGCAAAAATGAAAACCACTTCATCAAACTTGCTTTGCGGCAAACTTAATGAAGTGATTTTGCCTATAGAGAAGACATTGTCTTTAATTTGAATATGGATGCAAAATTGGATTTTCAGAAATTATAGTTAAATGCTTGCAAGCACGCGTTAATGCTACATACAAATGCTTGGGATTATTAAATCTATGAGCATTTAAGACAATAACGGAGTCAAACTCTAATCCTTTCGTAAGTAAGGTTGTTCCAATGCATTTTCCAATTATATTACGACCTTCACGTCTTATAATATCTCTATTACGTTTCATTGCCTCATAAGCTGATATTTTATTAGAATGGGCATTTCGAAGAGCAGAAAGAATATCTCGCATAAAATCAGACCTATTGCACTTGTTATTGGGGAGGACTTTGATGTGCTCAATTAAGTCAGCAATTAAAGAATAATCTTTATTGGACTCCAATGAATCGATTAGACTTTGTAATTTTTGTATTACCTTTTGGGCATCCACACCTCTTTTGTTTTTCAACGTATAGTCAGGTCTAAACCATGCATCCACCACTGTCTTTGTGAAAAATTTTTGAGAAAACTTCACAATTTCCTCTATCAAATTTCGGCCAGTTTTAGAATCAAATAAATTGCAATAATCATAAAATTTTTTATTATCTATTGATTCTATCATTCTTAATGGAGGAAATTGTTTGATGAACTCTTCTCTCGGAGATTCATTTTCAGACACAGGGTGAATTAATAATAAACTTTGAATTTGTTGTTGATTGATTTCATGCCATATTGCATTCTTATATGAACTACCTGGAATCATATAATCTCGTTCTTGGGCATTTACAAGAGTGATAGACCCATATTGTCGCAAATCTATATCCTGACCTGCTATTAATCTATTTCTAATAGACGCAAGATCTATTCCTAATTGTAGCGCATAAGCATTATTCCATCTCCAAGGGGTAGCAAGTTCTTGCTTATTTTTTTTAAATTCCTTCATAGATAGATCATTTTCCATATCTACCAATCGAGTGTGCCTAAATTCAAAAATACCTTGCAATGGATCTCCGAGAATATGAGTTTTCAAAATAGCAGACAGCTCTAATATTAACAAGTGTTGTTGTTCAGAACAATCTTGATACTCATCAATAATAACATGGCTATATTTTGATTTTATGACTTCTTGAATTGGACGAGCTTGCAATATCTTAATTGCTGTTATAATCACAAAATTAAAATAGTCATTAGCTCTCTCTATTTGAGGGAAATCCGTCTTGCCGATATGATAAATTTGCGATATTTTAGAGGCAAAACTACAAATGGTATCTACATGATAGTATAAGGGCGAAATATTGTGACTTTTTATTTTCTCTCGAATAGATGCAATCCCTGCATGAGTATGAGTTAGAATCAGTATTCTCCCATGCCCTTGATTTTCTATTAGACAATCTATGATAGTATGAGTCTTACCATACCCTGCGGGTGCGATAATCATACTTTTATCATAGCCTAAAAATTCGGATATATTGACCATTTTATGCATCCATCCATTGCATTATACGATTGAACATTATTTTCAAATGCACATCATTTTTAATATCATCAAAAGTTGACAATATGATTGAGCCAATTTGAACCCCATGATCTTGCCTTTTAAACCACCCGCCTTTTTCTTTCAATGTTCCGTCTTGTTTGGGCTTATAATCTACCTTTGCAGCATTTCCTAATGCTTGACGTAATTCAGCCAAGTCATCTCTCATCCAATCGTCGGAAAATTCTCTTTTATTGATCAATTTAGAATTTACACTATCGAATATTGCCCGAGGTTCTTTGTCTTCAATTTCCACATAATAGGCTACAAGCTCTTTTGCCTGTTGCCATGAAATATCCATAAACACCTGTTGTTCAATAGCGTTATTATCTTGGCAATCTACAATAGTCACTCCTCGACTTCTTATGCCTGCCTTTTTGCCGTTAATACCATCTTTATCCGAATCACAAAATAAACAACAATCATATCCCAAAGATCGGAATTTTTCCACGTAGTCTATCATTGAATCGCCATGACCATCGACAAAACGAATTCCTAAACAAGCCGCAGAGACCTTTCCCTGACGAATTCTATATTCATTTATAGCCCGACATATACCAACTTCTGTTGCCCCTTCGCATACAAGGATTTTCTTTGCAAAAAACGCCTCGGGATTAGAGCGTGTACAATTTTGCAATTCATCTCCCACCATTTGAAATGAATGGCTCCCAGATCTCAT